AGCACGCCCTCAAGTTCGTAGCCGAGCATTCTCAAATCCGGCTGCGCCTCACGCGGTGCGCACTCGGCATTCAAATGCGCTTCGTAAGCTTCTGCGCCGTCGAAATTCGGACTGCCCGGTTGCGTTTCAACATGCTTGAGCGTGTTTTGCCATGCTTCGTAGAGTGCTTCGGCGTCTGTCTGTTGCGGTGCGCACTCGGCTTGCGGGGCGGTGATCCATCGGCCGTCTAGCGGGCTTTTAAATCTCACCGCCTCACCCTTGCCGCCATCGGCTCGGGCTGACAGTGCGGCTTGCCATGCGTCCCATGCCTTCCGCGTATCTGCGTCAATGTATTCACCGTGATCTTGATGAAGGCCACCGACATTCATTGATGCCCATTCTTCGAACGTGTCCCGCTCCGCATCGTCTGCCGCGCGTTTTTCGTCTTTCATTTCCTTTCCTTTCTCTCTGCGATCAGGTGATCGGTTGAAATCTGCGTCATGAGCGCGGCGAGTTCAAGCGCCCCGCTCTCTGTCGTTTGCATCAGGGTCGCAACGAGCGCCGCGCCCCGGTAAATCCACCATTTCACATAGGGCGCGCGCATATCAGACCTCGAAGGTGACGGGCACGGCGATTTTCAGCGCGCGAGCGTTGAGACCGGCGCGGGCTTCGGCTTCGGTGTCGAACCAGTCGGCGTGACCGCCTGGGAACACGTTCACATAAACGGTGCGGGTCGGGCGCTCGATCGCGGCCGGCTTCGATGTAGTTGTCACTTCGTATCCTCTCTTTCGGGTTGTGCTTGCCTGAAATACTACCCTAACGAGAGCATATGTCAACAGGAGATTTCAATGAAGCGCGTGCAATGCAAAGCGTTCGCGCGCTCCACTGGCGCGCAGTGCCAAGCGAAGGCGGTTCCGGGTAAGGAAGTCTGTCGCGTGCATGGCGGGGCGTCTGAAGGGGCGCCCAAAGAGAACCAGAACGCGAAGAAACACGGCATCTACGGAAAGCACTTCACCGACCATGAGCGCGAAACGCTGCCCGACCTCGAATCGCGCATCGGCACGCTGACCGACGAAATCACGCTGTGCCGGGTGCGGATCAATCGCGCCCTGGCGGCGGAAAACAGCGCGTTCGAACTCGACCCGAACGGGCTTGAAATCGTGAAGTTCGTCGACAAGGCGGCAACCGAGTTCGCGGCCGGCCCCGAGCACGTTCACGAGCGCATCGATTACGGCGCGCACGTCGAGCGCTTGCTGCGGCGGCTCGAATCGCTCGAAAAGACGCGCGCCGAACTGATCAAGCTCGGTCGCGAGAACCCGGAAGTCGATGACGCGCCAGTGACGGAAATCGCCGTTCACGTCGTGACGGCCGAAAACGTGCATTTGTACCGGGACGGCGGCGACGATGACGAAGAGGCTTAACCTCGTCATGACCGCGCCGCAGTCCGAGTTTTTCATGATGGAGGAAAAGTATTGCGCCTTCGTCGCGGGATTCGGAACCGGCAAGTCGGAAACGATGGCGAACTGCGCGGTGCGCGATGCAATGCACTCGTCGTCGTCGATGGTTGCGCTCTATGAGCCGACATACGACTTGATTCGCCTGATCATGGCGCCTCGGATGGAGGAAAAGCTGTCCGAAATCGGCGTTCGGTACAAATACAACAAGACGGAAAACATCATTTACACGTCGTCGAGCGGGATAGGCGACTTCGTGTTGCGCACGCTCGAAAACCCGGCGCGGATCGTCGGTTATGAGAGCTACCGGGCGCACGTCGACGAATTGGACGTGCTGACCGAAGATAAAGCGCGCATGGCGTGGCAAAAGATCATCGCGCGGAATCGACAGCGCATCACGGTCACGCAGAAAGACGGCAAGCGGAAAAAGATGCTCAATCGCGTCTCCGCATACACGACGCCGGAAGGGTTCAAGTTCACCTACAAGACGTGGAAAAAAAGCCCGAAGCGCGGTTATCGCATGCTGCAAGCCGCGACGGCCTCGAATCCGTTCCTGCCCGATGACTACATTCAAGGCTTGATGGATTCCTACCCGCCTCAGTTGATCGAGGCGTATCTGAACGGCGAATTCGTCAACCTGACGCAAGGCACGGTCTATCTGTGCTTCGACCGCAAAGAGAGCGTCAAGCCCTGCCCGTATAACCCGGCGCTTCCGCTTCATATCGGGATGGACTTCAACGTAAATCCCATGAGCGCGAGCGTGCATCAGGAACAGCCGAACGGCGAAATCTGGTGCGTCGGCGAGTTCGCGGAGATGACGAGCAACACGCACGACCTGGCCGACAAAATCGCGGCGCGGTACGGGCGCCCGTCGTTCGACCCGGATAAGCCGGACCTGTCGCACATCACGATCTACCCCGACCCGGCCGGCACGCAGCAGAAAACGAGCGCGCAGGGCAAGACCGACATTTCGATTCTTCGCGAGAAGGGCTTTCGCGTGATTCACATGAATGCGCACCCGACGATTCGCGATCGCGTGAATTACGTGAACGGAATGCTGCTCAACGCCAACCGCGTGCGGCGCTACTTCGTCGACCCGTCTTGCGAAAACGTCATCCAGTGCTTCGAGCAGTTGATCTATGACCCGAACACAGGGCAACCCGACAAGAAAGGCGGTGCGGATCACATGCCCGATTCGGTCGGCTATTACCTGTGGACGAAATTCGTTTGGGTTCCGGCGCAGCGCGTTCAATCCGATCACCTTCACCGATAGGCGGCGCATGAAACTCAAAAGCTATTCGACGCTGATTCACATCGACCATTACGGCCCGAAGCACGAGGCGACGCTGATCGAATCCGTGTTCGAGCACTCCGACGTCGACACGGTTTCCGCTGTTCTCACGCGCGTTCCCGATGGATGGATCGGCTCGACGCATATCAACCCCTACAGGATTCACTGATGTGGCAAACGCTCCGCGAGCGACACCCGAAGGATAACGACCTGCCCGACCGGGCGCACGCAATCGGGTGTCTGACCGCAATCCTCGACGGCACGCAATACGACGTGCTGCCCTACTCGTTTCACACCGAAAAGTCGCAGGCTGAAGAATACATTCCGCTGCGCGAGCGCCGGCCGTCAGTGCGATACGCGCTCTGCACATCGGTCGTCGACGACTCGGTCGGCCTGCTGTTCTCTGAGGAACACTTTCCGACAGTCGCGAGCGAGAACCCCGACGCGGCCGAAAAACTCGAAGCCGTCGCGAAAGATTGCCACATAAACGAACTGATGATCGACGCGGCGACGCGCGGCTCGGTTGGATCGGTTGCTGTGCTGATGCGCGTGCTGTCGAGTCGGCTGTTCTTTTCAGCGCTGAACACGCAATTTCTCACGCCAGTGTGGAAGGCCGACGCGCCCGACACGCTCGAAAAGGTCGTCGAGCAGTACAAGACGAAGGGCCGGACGCTGAAGGAACAGGGCTACACGATCGCCGACGACGATTTGGCGGTCGACTTCTGGTTTATGCGCCATTGGGACGCCAGCACCGAAACATGGTTTATGCCGTGGAAGGTGAAGGGCGAGCAACCGGCGCCGAGCGTCGACGACACGCGCACGGTTACGCACTCGCTCGGCTTCGTGCCGGTCGTCTGGATGAAGAACCTCCCAGGCGGCGACGACATCGACGGCAAATGCACGTTCGCGAAGGCGATCGACACGAACATCGAAATCGATTATCTGCTGTCGCAAGGCGGTCGCGCGCTGAAGTATCAGAGCGATCCGACGCTGATGATCAAAGAGCCGGCAACCGGCGACGGCGGTTCGCTCGTCAAGGGCGCCGGCAATGCGATCACGGTCGGCGCAGACGGTGACGCGAAGTTGCTCGAAATGAGCGGCGACGGCACGAACGCGCTGCTCGAATACGTGCGGCTCGCTCGTCAAATCGCGCTCGAATCGATTCACGGCAACAAGGCCGACGCCGACAAGATCGCGGCCGCGCAGTCGGGGCGCGCTATGGAACTGATGAATCAGGCGCTTATCTGGCTCGCCGACAAGCTGCGCATTTCATACGGCGAAAAGGGCTTGCTGCAACTCTATCGCATGATTGCGAAGGCGTCGCAAAAAGTACCGCTCGTCGACTCGAACGGTGTGCGCATCGAGGCAATCGCTTCGGACAAGCCGCTCTCGCTGAAATGGCCGGCATGGTATGCGCCGACCTGGTCGGACAAGCTGAACGAAGCAAGCGCGCTCACAACGCTCACGCAAGGCGGCTTGCTCTCGAAGGAAACGGCGACTGGATCGATCGTCGAGCAATACGACGTCGAGGATTTGCCTAAAGAACTCGCGCGCATCAAAACCGAATCCGCAGAAGCGGACGCGGCGGAAGTTGCGAAAGCGACAGCAATCAAACCCGTCCCGGATAACACCGGCGACTGATCGCGCTTGATGCGCACACCAAACGGCCCGCTCGATGCGGGCTTTTTTCATTTCATAGGGCGGGCT